AGCGGTAAGCATAAACTGTACATCATTAATTATTAAAGGCTCTATTTCGGGCATAACAAATGACCCTAAGTACGGTACAAATCCGCGTATTGAGCCGCTCAACTCTTTTTGATTTGCTTTCTGTATTGCTTGACGTTCCCAAGCTAACCACTCTAAAACCTTTTTACTCGTGGATAATGGGGGTATAACTGTACTAGGTCTTCGCCGCCATTCTAAAGTACTATCCCCTATAATATCAGTTATAGCGCCAACATAAATATCTGAATCCGCATCTCCTGTATAAAAATTTTCTTCAAGTATATTTTTAGCCATTAAAGGCTGCCCAGATATTCTACTTGTAAAACTTTCGCCAATTATTTGAGGTGTTATAATATTAGGTTCAACGCCTACAAAATTATATAACACCCCCTTAGTTGGGTTAATAGGTTCAACGCCAAAATAAGACTGAGGCGCTAATAATTTTATATATAAAAATCCCTCAAAAGGCGTTGCGCTAGGCTCAACAATAGTGTTAAAATTTGTTTTAGAGAAATTGAAATTTGTGATTTGATTTGTTATTGAACCGACTAAGTTCGTAGATATAACAAATGAATTTGTAGGGTTGCTAGACCAATTGCCATCATTATTCAAGTAAACTCTGTTTTGTTGGTCGTTTATATCCCATAACTCTACAATAGCCCTGCAAATCGTAAAATCTTCTAAACTTAAAGGCGTCCAATACCCTTGAAATGTAAATATAAGATTAGTATTTGCGTCTATTTCATAGCCCCCATTTACAGGAAATTCAACCCTTACCGCTTGCACATTATTACCTTGAACGCCTTTTAACAACGCTCTTAGAGGTGTTTCGTTTGTTTGATAAATTAATTCATTGTTTTGCGGTACACTCCAACCGTCAATACTTCCTGCGGTGTTATTAAATATCATTTGAGAGTTGGTTATAATCGACTGAAGTATTCCGTATTTGTAAACCACCTTGTACGCGCCAATTGTACCGTTTAATTTTATATTTTGGTCTACGTTACAGAAAAAAGGAACATAACCACCCGCCTGAGAGCCAATAAAAAACTCTTTAAATTCGCCTTGTTCTCCCATACTAGACGACGAAATTAAGACGCCGTTACTGTTGTACTCGTCAAACTCAGCTAACAACCCGTTAAAACCTTGCCAAAAAAACCTCGATATTTTTATTATGTGCCACTTGTTTTGGTGCTGAAAAACACAACAACCGTATTTTTTTAGAATACCCTCTAAAACTTTTTGGCAATCAAAAACGCTATTATTTTGGTCTTGGCTTCGGTATCGGTCTTGGTTTGTAAAGGTGTCATTTATAGCCCTGTTATTAAAGTCGTTAGAATCCTCAGTTGAAAAAATCAAACCTATATTATAAATTCTAAAAGGTAGTTGAGAGCCTGTTAACTGTAAAACTCTAGTTAACTGAATTAACTCTTTTTCTACACCTCTATATTGCGTGCCGTCCGTGTTTCTGTACTCTGTTTCATTTAAAAGTCCTAAGCCATCAGTAAAAGATAAGTTTATAATAACATATTCAGTATTTAAAGGGTAACTTATTGAGTCAGGGCGTAGCCAACCCTCAAAAATAGTTTGACCGTTTTTAAATAAACGACCGCGCGCCTCTCTATCCCCCACAATACTAGAAAGCACACCTAATAAAGGTAATTCATCTTTTTTTAGTTCAAGTTGTACGTCTAATTCTGAACCTCTTAAAACCGTCATTATATCTTTAATCTCAGGATAAACAATTGTTGCGCGACCCGCAGGTGTAAAAAAATCCCCCTGAAAACTATCTAAAAAAACATTTATAGCGTAATTATTCCCGTCTATACTTGTATAACTACTCTGTAATAACGTTGCCATTTAATTTATATTTAAAGTGTTAGCCCCTGCAATTCTTGCATTTTGGTTTGACGCGTTTCTTAAAACGCCTATTAAATTATTTCCTGAAATTTTAAAAACAACGGTTTGCTCTTGCGACTGTGTACGGGTAAAATTACTGCCGCCACTAACCGCGCCGCCGCCTGAACTACTTGAAGCACCACCGCCACCACCGCCGCTGCTTGCCTTTGATGAAATTGCACCTCCAACGGCTTTAAGTACTATACCTGCGGCGATTAGACCCGCCGCGCCCCCTAAAGTTGCAATTGGGTTTCCTGACTTTATTAATAGTTGTAGTTTAGCAAACGCCGAACTAGCTAACCCGAATTTGATAAACAAACCGCCTAACTCAGACAAAAACCCACCTAGGCTACCAAGTAAAGACGTACCTAACGCATCTACAACGTTTTTACCTTGCGCTAACGCTTGCCCTATACTATCCCCAACGCCGCCCAAAGCACTTTCGGCAAAATTAGATGCTATTGCGTTTACCTCATTAAATAATTGTTGTCCTAACGCTAAAAGTTCAATAGCCGACTGCGAAACCTTAGCTTTAAAAATAGTTAACCCCTCAATTCCTTTGGTTGTTATTTGAGAAATAGAACCTAAAGCCGTTAAACCCTTTGTTATATTTTGTAAATCCTCTTCGCTAAATATAGGCTCGTTACTCGACCTGTCAATTTGCAGGTTATCTAAAGTTATACCGTCAATTGTGTTTTGCAGTTTTACTACTTCAAGTTCGGTGTCTGTTATTTGTTGCTTTAATTCGCTCGTCAAATCAGGCGCAACAACCTTTGTAATTTTATTAATTATTCTATCAATACCATTACCCGCGTCGGCTAAACCACTAGAGGCAACTTTAAAAAGTGCGCCCGCTTGAGGTGCAAATCCTGTTATAGCGTTGCCAATTTTATTTAATGTAATCTCAACGGCTGAAAGCACAAGTTTAAACGGCGCAACTAAAGCCCGTGCAACAGTCCGCAATAAATCTGTATATGTTTTTTGTTGTTCCTGAGCCTGTTTTAGGGACTCCTGAAAATTAGATAATTGCGCTTTTTTAATATTTAACAGTATGCTAAGTTCTTTTAGCTTTATGTTATTAATCTGCTTTTGTGTTTTTCCTTGCAGTTTTAACGTATTATCCTGTGAGGTCGCGAGTTTTACGGCTTGGTCTTGTATTTTAGCCTGCTGCTCTAAACTTTGGATAATCTGCCTTTGTTCAAAGTTAACACCAACAATAGCCGTTTTTATTTTATCCCAATTTGCAGCCACTAAACCAAGAGCCACCACAATAGCACCAACCCCCGTACTAATTAGAGCCGCTTTTGCTAGTTTTGAGCCTACCTGAATACTTTTAAACGCTTGTACCGCCCCTTTGCTAAGATTTATAAATTGACCCGCTAAACCGCCCGTTAATTTGTCTAATTCTTTAAATACGGGGCTACTACTAATAAGGTCAACTATTTTTTTGCCCAAGTCGCCCGTCGCCTTAATAACGTCGGTTGTTTCCTGTTTTACATCGCCTAATCCCTGTTGTACTTTCTTAACCGCTTTTAAAAACTCGGACGCGTCGCCTCCTATATTGAATTGTAAATTATTATCAGCCATTTTTTAATTTTTGTTTTGCTACATATTGACTCATAGCTTTTTTAAACGCGTTTACTTGTCTTGTGGTCGCTTGGTCTTTGTTATTATCAACTAAAGGCAAAGGCATAAATTTATCTTCGCTTTTAGGTAATTTCTTTGGGTCTGAGTGAAACCCACAAAGGGCGGCAAACGCCACCCTCCTATATTTTGACCAATCAAATTGTTGTTGGCGTCTATAACCTAAACATCTTAATTGAAATTCGTAAAAAGTCATATCGCAGGCTTCTAATAAACTAGTTACTTGCAACTCAACTAAAGCAAAACTAATAAACTCTATTTCAAAGTTTTCGTTTTTTTTTGTGGCGCTTTAACTTTTGCTTTGGTTGTTTCTTGTTCGTTTGGGTTTGTCATTGCCTCGCTAAATTTCTTTAGAAATAACACAACAAAATCGCCCGAAACGCCGCCACTTTCATCAATCCACTCAACAACCTCAAACTTTGTAAAATCTAACTCAGCGCCTACCCTGTCGTAACCGTACTTAATGGCGCAAAAAACCATTGTCGGAATTAAGTCAAAAGGGTTTTCGCTTAACGCTTTATCAAATGTATCAATAGTTGTTTTACTTTCTTTTAGGAACGCGCTCAAAAAGCCAAGACCTAACCAAAAGGTAAACTCTTTACCTCCTAAACTATGCTTAAATTTTTTACTCTGTATCATTTTCTGTTTTTTTAACTGTTATACGTTAGGGTCTGTTGTGCTTATAGAGCCTGACCCGTCAAACGTTGCTGAAAACGTTGCAAATTCGTTACCCGCAGGGAAATCGGCGCTTAAATCCGAAATAATTGCAGTACCGTAGTACGCAGGATTATCGGTTAAACCTGTATCTAATTTCCAAGTAACAACCTCTTTTGCCTGTTGCCTTAAAAGTAAATCGTCGTGGCTGCTTTTAGCCGTTGCGCCTCCTGAACTTGTAGTATCAATGTAATTACCCTCCATATCTAAGGAATAACTAAAGCTACCTGCGCCCTTTACAATTACGCCCGCTTGGCATTTTGTTTGAGTTTCAATAACTTCAAGCGTTGTGCTTAGTGAATTGCTAGTTAAGCACGCAATAGGCTTGTAAGCGGTTGCGGCATCGTCGTAAACGTAAACTATTGCAACTTCGCCTAAAATAAAATTGTCCATAATTTTTAAATATTTGTATCAAAGTTAGTAAATTTTTTCATTGCAAATAAAACGATAATAAAGCAACCTTTCTAAAAATAGAATAATTAGGTAAAGTATTCTGTATATCGCTGCCAAAATCAATATCTTTTTTTGATAAAACGAAACCGCTTAAATTATCAATTAGCGAGTTACCGTTAAACCAATCTATAACAAGTTGCATACCCTCTTCAGCTAGTAACCTGCTGCCTGTATTTCCTGAACTTGGGAATTGAGTAACAACCTCAACGCGTATAACTGAATTATACGGAATATCGCATTTGTTGCCCCTGTCAGGCGTAGACGTTTGAGAGGTCATTAAAATATATACTTTTGGGGCTTTCTCAATTGGCACGCGGTAATCATAGACGTTTATAGTGTCTGAGCCAATATTAACACCATTTAAGCCATCGTAAATACCTTTCCTTATCCATTTATCAGGTAGTTGTTTATAATTCATTAGCCTTTGTTATTTTTAGTTTTGTCAATCCACTTTAACAGAAAATCTTTAAACTTTTTTTGCCCCACCAACGCGCTAGGATATAAATAAGGCTGCGCTTTTTGTCCTGCTATATCTTTCTGCCCTTTAAACTGTAAAGCGAAATTTTTTAACTCTTCAGGAACATCGACTTTACCCCCTGTTCCAAACTCAACGTAAGGCGCGTAATCTGAATTGGCTTTTAAAACCCAAACGCCCGACGGTGCAACACCTCTGTTAGGTTCAACGTTTATACTACTAGCTAAAAAACCTAAATCTTTTGGCACATCTCTAATAGCTAAATTTTGAGCCTCTAAAGCCGCCGCTTCGGCAAAACTATCTAAAATAATTGGCGCGCCCTCTAGGTCTTTAAAAACCTTTTTTAAATCAGGTATATTAACACTAATAGAAATAAAATTACTCAACTCTGTGTTCCTTTACGATTAATACGGTTTTTACTTTTCTTACGTCAATCTCCTGTATGTTCAAAATATCGTAAATAGTGCCGTTATATTTTACCCTTAGCTTTTCAATATTTTCATCCAAAACGTTAGCCCTTAAAGTAACTCTAAATATTTGGCTAAAATCTTTTAAACCTAATTCCTGTAAATTGGTTATTGTTTTACTGTTGGAATCTATACTACGCCAATCTGCCCAATAAAAACCCATCGAAACCTCATTAATTGTTTTCCCTCCAAAACCGTCGTATTGCGCGTTAAGGCTGAAAATTTCAATGCGCTTTTGCAGCATTCGCGAATTTACTTGACCGTAACCCCTCAAAATACAAATCTTTTTATTGGTTTAAGCATACTTTTAGCCGTTACAGGCAATAGCCTTAAACTCTCAGTTTCTCCCTCAGAATTATAAAACCAAACGCGCACCGTTTCAAGCACCGCTTGTATTAAAATCGGGTCGACTTGTTCGGTATCAGTATAGCCAACGTTTAAAACAAGTATATCATTTTCTGAGCCACTTAAACAATAGGTAGAATATAAGCCCTTTCGGTGTATTGTATAATCGCTTTCATTGTCAGGCGTAACAACTGAGTTAACAGGCGTTGCGTAAACGTCCGCAGCACCGTTTAAAGTGGTGTAAGTTTTATTTTGCGGCTTTAAGTAATAATTAGCGTATTGCTCAACAACTCTACACGCCGCGTTTCTCATTAGTTCAACCTCTTCGTATATGGGCGCATTATTACCGTCAAATCTCAGGTAATTTAAAACCCTGCTTAAAGGTACAACGTCTTCGTATGTTGTTATAGCGCTCATTTACTTAGTTTCTAAGGTTGTAGGCTCTGCGTTTTTGTCTTCGGTTTTTTCTAATTTTCTAGCGAAACCCTCTTTTATAATCTCTTCAGCCCTTTTTTTAGGAAAATCTCCAATAGATAAAGTTAAATAAGACTTACCTAATTTATTGGTTTTTCTGTCGTTTGAATCTCTAAAATTTTTAATAAACTGAATTTTCATACCTCTGTTAATTTTAAAAGTTAATTTTTGTAAAGTTAATTAAAATATATAAATCAATTACTCAGCATAAAAAAAGACATAAAAAAAGAGCAACCGTTTCGGGCTGCTCTTCAAAAAAACAGATAAATGTAAGTTAAAAACAAACATTACCGTTGTCCGCTAAGACGTTTTTTATATAACGCTATTATATAGGCGTTACAATACTACCTAAAATAAAAGCATCAGGTCTATCAATCGCCAATACTGTACGGCTTTCAACTCGCGCAGTAATAAGGTTTTTGATAACGTTATCTTGGTCTTGCTCAAAGAACTCAACCGCTAAACCATCAACCACAACCTTTTTAGCCATTGACCAATCACCAATAACATACTCGTCTTCAGTTACCCAACTCGCTTTAAAAACAGGCACGCCGTTAATAGTTAAGTTACCATTAATAAACGTTACAACGCTAGGTAAACTAAAATCAGACGGTTTTGTTATTGCAATTGTCGCCCAATCTTTTGGGTTTAAAATTACACCGTTAACCATATAATCGTTAGACTCTAAAGCGCCCATATCCTGTATAATACGCTCAATTGCCGTAGTTCCCGCAGCCGTTGACGCGGTTGCACCTGCCTTAATTCCTGTGTAAAATTGAGCGTTTTCTACTTTGAAATAATCGCGTCTTAATGCTTCAGGTAAAAAGCTAGTTAAGAACGGTAAGTCCTGAGCCATTTGCTTTGCAAAACGTGCATATCCCGCGATATAACGAGCCGTAAATACAACCTCAGTAAAATCGTAATCAATTTGGCTTTTAGCTGAGCCGTCGGGGTTTTGTTCTGAAATTTCGCCCTCTGAACCTGTTTCTCTGTAAATAACATAAGAACCCGTTGAACTCTGAATAGTTGGTACTAAATCAGCAAAATTTACCATTTGCGACGGTACGCGTGCGACTCCACCTTGATAGGTTTTTACAACGTCGCCTGTTAAATTTGCCCCACTCGTCATAATTCCGACGGCTTTCATTTCCATTGACGCGTTTCGACCTTTGGTAACTAACTTAATAGTATCAAAGTTTTCTTTTAACTGCGCCTTAAACTCCTGTGCGTAATCCTCAGTTATTGCACCGTCGTTAGACTTGGCAACCT